GGGCCTAAGAATGGTGCACGTATATCCCTTGTATTTCCTTTCCAATTATCTGTCTTTAATTGATTGTAGTAATTCTTAATACTTGATTTACCACTCTCCCCTCGTTTAATTATACCCATATTATATTCCCACCGGTGTTTTTTCTAAATGCATTGCTTCGTTTAATTGGTAACCATCAACACTTAATACCCTCTGTGTATTAACAGCTGATATTAATTGGTCTAATTTGTCTATTAGTGGTTTTATATTAATTGCACCTCCACCTCCTCCACCTGAACCATGGTTAGGACTCATTGATACACCATCATTTTTTGTACCTTGGAATAATCCACCTTCTTGAGGTGACATTACTACAGGCCCACCATTTGGATCAATACTTAAATCTCCTACTGAGGATGCTTCACTTTTAACTTTATTAATTTGTGACGAGTAATATGCTCCACCTATTGCTACAGCTGCTAATGTTGCTGCAGCTCCTATACCTAATGTGGATGCACTCATACCTAAGAATTTAGCAGTTGCTGTTATACCTGCCATCACAGATTGTGCTACCATTTTTGGTAATGATGCAGCAGCAGATCTTAATGTAGATTTCTCTGTTGCATCTTTCAATGCAGAAGCTATTGCTTGTGCACCCATTGCTATTTGTATAGCTACTTGAATACCGCGTAATATTGATGCCATATTATTTTGCTCATCCATGGCTGCGATCATTTGTGTTTGCTTTTCAAGTAAGTTTTCTTCAAATGCTATCTTTCGTCCTTCAGATGTTTTAGCAGCTTCTGCTTGCTCTAGTTCAAGAGCAAATGATTCAAGCTGTTTTTCTCCTAATAAAGCTTTAGTTTCTAGTATTAATTGTTCATCAATACCTTCCTGTGCTTTCTTTTCAGCTAGTGCGTCAGCATTTTTTAGCTTCATTATATCAACACCTAGAGCTTCATTAAGAAGTTTTATTTCATGCTTCTTTAAGCCATTGAGATCAAGGCCTAAGCCTGCAATCTCTCTCATCATACCCTCTTCATCTCCTGCAAAAGCTAATGCTGCTGCTTTGTCGAGGTTGATATTTTTACCTGTTAGTAGGTTGAAACTCATCTGCTTCTCGATACGACCTTCTGTATCTAATAAAGCATCTGACATTGAGTTTATGTCTGATAATTCGAATCCTAATTTACGTGCTGCAACTGCCATTGTAGCTATCTCTGTTGCTGACATACCGAATGTCTTAGCCATTGATTCACCTGAAGTGGCTACATCTTTCATTACTGAATCGAATGATACTCCAGATGCAGCAGCCAATGCTTTAGTACCTGCCATTAAGCCTACACCCATATCATCAATCGACTCACCGGTAGAGAACATTAACTTAGCAAATGAAGCTGCCTGTGTATTTGATATACCTAATTTTTTAGATGCTATATCGAGGTTTACTGCTTGGTCAGCTGTAAATTGTGTAGAGCCACCGAATGCGTCTTTTAATGCAGATTGTTGAGCTACAACTTCACCAAGAGTTGTTTGGAACATTTTTTCACCTGTTATAGCACTACTAATCTCTGCATTCACTTGCTTAGCTGCATTAACATTTAATCCTAGAGATCCTTGTGTACTCTCTACATTATCGCTATATTTTTTAGAAAGATCTTGCATCTTATCAACAACTGCTAACAGTGCGCCTCCCACCATTAGAGCTGCTTTAAAGCCTTGAGCCTGTTTACCTGCTTCTGCAGAAATTTTCTCTTCTGTTGCTAGAATATCTTGTTTTACAGATAATAAATCATCTTCTGCCTTAAGTAACTGCTCTGCATGCTTTCTACGTGTCTTATAATGTATGCCACCAGCTTTCATTATCTCTTGTTTCCGTTGTTCGGATGCAAGAGATTGTTCTTGAAGCTCTATCTGTTTCTTAAGTATGTCTAAACCATCAGCCATTTAATTACGCGCCCATGTTTTTTAAATTAGCTAGACGTGAATCAAGGTCTTGTAACCGTGACTTAATATCTTTAAGGTCTTTTTGAATTTTAGGATCTTTTAAAGCCATCTTCTTGGTATGATTATCGATCATTTTACTGCCGAAATACGTACCAACGATACCTTTAAATAAAGTGTCTAATGCACCTTCTTTTAGAATACTTTCTTTTATTTGCTTTTTGCTCATAATATGCTCTCCACTTGTATGGTTTTATATATTATAAATATCAGGTAATTAACTTTTAACGTGATATACGGGGTTAACGTGCTTTATTCTTTGTATTTTGTTCTTCTATCTGCTCGTTCTGTCTTTGTATTTTTTGCGTGACACACTTAAAGTAGAATTTACGCAAATCAACAGGCATAGTGTACAGCTCGGTCCATGAGAATCCGGGCATGTGCTCAATTATATAGAATAATTGTTGGTGCAGAATGGGCCTGTAGTCAGACCCTAGGCCAAAAAAAGTCTACGTCTATAGGTAGTGATAATACTTCATAGAAATCTTCTGAAGGTATATCTACCGTAATGGTTAAGTCATAATCTCGTGTTACTTCGATTATACGTTTACGAAGCATTAGTGAATCTTTAGCTAATAGGTGATTGTCAACAAAATTATTAATTGCTGATTGGTCCTCTTCTCCATCGATTGATATCAGGAGTGCTTTCAACAGTGTTGTTGTATTTCTTGGTTGGTCACCAGCTTTACGTTGGTTAGCTATTGATCTAGCAATAGCTTTTTCTTCTACAGTTGTTTGTAGCTTAAATGTAACTAGCTTCTTGCTAACAGGTAGTTCAAACTCGAATTCACGTGAGTTGTTAAATATAGAATCATCTATTACCCTAGGCTTTAGCACATTTAAGTCAACCATATGAGGTATTTTTTTATCTGTGTCTGGATGTGTTACAGTAATTTGGTAATCTGACCCGTATCCTAATACTCTCGCAGCTAACATAATTGCACTTCTATCCCCTGTAATCATGTCGTGTAAATTTACTGACTGCCCATGACCGTTTCCTATTACAATAGAGTCGTATAGTTTATCTAATGCGATACCCTGCTTTAAGTAGTTTGTGTTTGTAAGGATATCTTCATCCTTTGCTGTCATATACCTGATTTCTACTTGACCTGCTGATAGAGGATTATCTAATGGATATACTAACCCTTTAGATGGTAGTGGTACTATTTCTGTTGGAAACAGTGCTTCTGAGTTTGGTTCTGATTTACGTGCTGATTGTGCTCTTGCAATGATTTGCGCTTTTATTTGCGCATCTGTTAACTGTGCTTTTGCCATATTATAACTCCATTATTGTTTGTTCATATATAAATATCAGGTAATAAAAAAAGTCCTATTAAAAAACAGGACTTTCTCTATTACTTAAAATATTATTAAATTATACTGTACCTACTACCGTAATTGCAACTTTATTTCCATATCCTAATGCTGCTGTAGTAACTGATATTTTATCTGCTGTTGTACTGTCTAATGTAAGTATGTAGTCGTTTACTGATTTAGCTAAAGAACCGGCACTTGCTGATGTTTCAGTAGCTGTTAAGTCTCCTACAAATATTTTTACTGTGGTCTGCGCTTGCGTATATAATGCCATAACTTACCTCTTTACAGATCCCAAAGGGCCCAGTCGTATTTAAGTGTTACAGAAATTTCTAATGGTTGATCACTGCCCCAATCATATTCACCCATCTCCACAGCATTAGGAAACGCTCCGTTTAATATGAATCTTTCACAAATATTACCAGCTGGGTCTAATCCTTCTATTGTTACTTGCTTTTTATACTCCGATGGATATCCTGCTAGTCCAGTTGCAGATTGGTATCCTAAACGTACCCAATCCATCACATAAGTTGCTCCTGATGGTATAATCGGATCGTATAATGTCATTGTCACATCACCCCATTCCGCTTTACCTTGAAGCTTTCGCTTTGTGTTCACGTGATCTAATACTATGTCACCAAACGTTAATCCTGGTCTTGTTACTTTCTTTATTAAAAATGATGGTATATCTCCTACCGTCATTACGAATCTATTTGCTGTCTTAGGTACGAATAGTTCCGATGGTCCTGACATAAATGATTCTGGGCTATATTGTTCAAATTCTGGCATTGTTAGTTCTCCTCTTTATTATAAATATCATTAGTCCGCAAAAGTAGCACCAGTTGGCATTACATTAAAGTCAACAACAATGAATTCTGCTGCTTTAGCTGGTTGTAGGAATATATCACCTTTTAAGATATTTCTATCGATAACGTCAGGGGTGTTGTTTGTTGAATCCATAACAACCTTGAATGCATATAATCCTTGATTTGCTTGAACTTCTTCCATATATGGTACAACAGCAGATAAGAATCTATTTCTTGTTGCGATTGTGTTTTGTTCAAATACTAAATATTTTGATGTAGATGCGATAAACTTCTTAAGGTTAATCAACAATCTTCTCACGTTAATTCTATCTAAAGCAGATGCTCTCTTTTGAAGAGTTTTCTGACCCCAAGCACAAACTCCTACTCCAGGAAATGTTGCGATTGGATTAATTCTATTTTCATACAATGTATCTCTGTTTGTATGTGTTAAGTTTCTTTCTGCTTTAATAGCTGAAATTCCACCTCTATTGAGTCCTGCAGGTGCATACCATTCAGCAGCTACATTATCGTTATAAGCCATTACACCGGGCATTACAATTGATGGACCAACCCATACATTTTTACCTAACTGATTGTCAGCTATTTGTACATGTGGCCAATACATCGCTGCGTAGCTTGAGTTATAATCATTTGCTTCAGCTGTTACTGTTGCTAACGCTGTCTGTCCGTATCCAACTGGATCTACTATTGCAATAGCATCACCCCTTGTTTCACATACTGTTATTGCTTTGTTAATAACTGCAGCATGATCTTTCTGATTTATACCAGGTACAATAATCATGTTAATGTCATAGAAGTCTTGATTAGCTAATAGCTGAAGTGCTGAGTTGTATTTAGCTCCACCATTGACATTAGTTAGATCATTTGCATCTAATCCTTGCGCGTTTCCAGTTGTTATATTTTCATAGAATAATTTAGCACCTGCTACCGCATTTCCGTCAGAGCCTCCACCGAATACACCTCCTAGTGATCCTGATCCTACAGCTGGTAAGCTTGATGATGCAGCTGATACTCTGATAGTCCCGTTCTCATCAAGATAATTAACTGTCTGCTTTAATACCTCTACTCTAATATACGAGGACATTGGTTCATATGATCCATTTGATTGTATATATGGATCAGCATCTGTTCCAGCAACTGATGGATATGAATCTCCAATTGCTTTACCAATGTAATTAGTTGAATTAGGATCTAAATTAACGCCATTAAATTGTTCTAGTATGACTTTGCTATTAGATACATCATTACCACGTCTAATTAATAAATTGAATGTACCTATTGCATTATTAACACCTGTTACTTCCCATCTTAGATTGTCTTTAGTACCATTAGTTAATTGTTGATTTGTACCAGCGGTCCCTGTGCTATTTAGTACTGTTCCATGAGCTAATGTATGTAGTTTAAATGAAGTTCCGAGAGCAGTTGTAGCTGCTGAGGATGTTGCAACACTAGCTGTAGCTACTGTAGGTGAATCACCTGTAACTCTAACAACGGCTAATACTCCACCGAACTGTAGATATCTCTCAGCTGTATGTGATGTTAAATATTGATAGTAATGACTTCCTGATTGGAAAGTGTCACCAAACTTTTCTACGTATTGTGCATACGATGTTACCGTTGTAGGTACACCTGCTGGTCCTTTTACAGTAGGGCCAACAACTGCTGCTCCTATTGCTCCAACACCTGCTGGTAAGAATGATAGATCATTCTCTCTCGTAAACACCCCTGGGCTAACTATTTTTTCTGCCATTTATTTGTCTCCTGAATTATCAAGTATATAATTATTCTTATATAAATATAGAACTAGACACTCAAACTTTACTTTGTTACAGTAAATTCCCCTGTATCAATGTTTAATGTGTCTATGTTATAATTATCACGTAGCTTATCTAAATTTGATTTACCATCTTTAAGTAATTGCGTCATACTCTCTACTATTTGTTGCTTTGAATCGTTAAGTTGATTCAGTTTATATTCTACAGCTCCTAAACGTGCTGCTAGTTGATTTTCAACTTGTACTGCATTTTTAATTGTTTCCAATTCTTTATCTGTTAATTGTCCCATAACCTTTCTCCTATTTATTTTGGTAAGTGATCTACATCGTTTATATCTGAAATAGTTTTCTCACTCATTACTATTTTAGCTTTTGTTATTGCCTTTGTACTACCCTGTGTAGCTTGTTGCTGTATATTCTTCGGTATAATATGTCCATTTATTGTTATCTGAAACTCACTCTTTACTACTCTATCTTCACCAATCTCTAGCTCTACTGTACTAGGAAACTCATCTATTTTAGCTCGAACCATAAACTTATTTTTATCACCCCAATAAGTACCTTCACCATAGCTAATTGCTTCAATTAAAGTGTTCATCTGTGTTAAGAACTCTGTATAAATTATGCATGAATATGTTACTGTTACATAATCAGGTACTACAACCTTTTCTAATACTCGAGTTTCCTTTCGTCCACGCTGTAAGCCATTCATTCTACCTAACCTATCCGTTCTATCATTCGGGTTACGACCTCTATCAATTATTGCATATATAGGTGCATTAGGATCTATCTTATTTCCAAGATTCCTATCCTTTTGGATACTATCGCGTTTGAATGATAGTACAGGTAATTGTATTCTTCCTCGCGAATCACGTTTAAGGTCATTTGATTGAAAGCTTTTCCAGTTTTCTGGGGATGCATATGCTACAGGTACGTTAGTTAATATACCACTACTATCTGTAACTTGTAGTTTTACAACTTCATCAAAATAATACTTGATAGTTTCATCAATATCATATAGGCCTAGCTGTAGGTCTTTGTTTGTGTCAGTATCTCTACGCGCTTGATCTGTTCTAACAACATTAATTCTTTTATGTTTATTCGGTTGTGCCATTATCTGTATAGTCCCTGTGCATTATTAGATGAATCAGCAACTGTAGTTGTTTGTGTGGATATCTCTACATTAATTCTTGATCTACGTGTTATATGTGCTTGCACAATTGTAGAAAGACTCTCACCGTGCATCTTTGTTTCATTTTCAAATCCAAAATCTACACCATCGCCAGATATCACGTTTTGATTTCGACCATGTAGGTATTGATTTTTATTAGTAGAGTCTATCTCCCAATACTGTGTATCATAATATATTAAATCACCTATCTCGATTGCAAACCCTGAATCTTCTGTTTGACCAGAGACTGCCACATTCCATATATCTTCGTTAAGGAA